CATAGATTAAGTTATCTCCTCTCTTGTGGAGTTCTGTTCCATCTTTGAGTCTTGGGCTTTCCACCCATATTCTGATTTTTTCTCCTTGATGGTAGCTATCAAGGTACTTTTTGAAGTCTTTTTTATCTTTGAATGTTTTCATTTTCTTACCTCGTTTTTTTGTGAAATTCTAGGATTCATTTTTAAATCTGAAACTGATTTTTAAATCTGATTCTCGGAAACTTTTCCAGTTTTCGGAAACTCATTTTAGAATCTGAAACTGAAATTAAAATCCAAAACTCGGAAATTAAATCAGATTTCGGAAACTCATTTTCAAATCTATTGATTAGAAATTAAATAAGTTTTTGGGAATCCATTTTTGGTTCTAGTATAGGTTTTCTATTTGTGGTACTGGGATTATCAGCACATCTAGTCCAGCTAGTTCTAATGGCAGGTATGCTCTGCCGATGTTTTTGGCTTTTTTTATTGTTTTTTTAATGATTAGGTCGGTTTCTACTGTGAGTTCGTATTCGTGGGTTTCATTGTTTAAGCTTTTTTCGATGAGTCTGTCGGTCATATTTAATGGCATTGGTATGATGCAGACTTCTCGGTTGATCCATTCAGGGTTTGTGTATACTACTGATGATTTTACTGTTGTGGGTTTGACTCTTCTGAATTCGTATTCTTTGAAACTTATTTTTACTTCTATTGTTGTCAAGTTTTTTCCTCCTTTGGTAATTATTTGTTTTTTGGTTTTATATTTTTATTGGTTACTAACTTCGTTTTAATTTATTATTAAGTAGTAGTTTTCTCTGTCAATTGTTCTTCTGTTGTCATCTTTACAATCAAATACCCATTGCAGGAATTGAGTGTCTTCTGCCCAGTTCTGGATCAATTGGTGGTATTGCATATGTTCCTCTTCTGCGAAGTCGAATGGGTTTTTTGGCAGGTTGGTGGTGGTAAAGCCTTGGTGGTCATAGTAGCCGATTTCAGGCTCATCATCATCGATTGTTGTGATGTCCACATATCCTTTGAGGGTTATTTGACTGTTTTCGGTGCTTACAATTTCAAATTCTACATATTCGGTCATTTTATCACTTCGTTTTAGTATTTTGTACTACTTATTAGTAGTTAATATTAGTTAGTACTTCATACTATATAAATGTTTCGTAGGAATTGAAAAAAAAGAGAAAAATATTAATGGATTATTTCTGATTATTGAAATTCATTTTCCATTCTGTATCATATCCTCTAATTTTGTTTGTTTGGTTTCCAGTTTTGTGATTGTTTTTGGATTCCAGTATCCTTTTAATTGTTTTCTTTCGTTCTCGTTTAGCTTCTCGAACATTTCTTTGCTTACACTACTGTCTTCTAGTCCTCGGTAGTAGCAGGGGATTCTCCATCGGACACAAATATTCTGTCGGCGAATATTCTTACGATAGGTTCTTACCTCCTCGTTAGTCCAGTTTGGATGGATATAATAATTAGTGTCATTTGGCTTGTATGGATTATAATTATCTTCAAGTAGTGTGAGTGGTCTGTATCTGCAATCCATTATCTGCACTCGCATCTCAAAGCATTTTACCCTTTTCCATTCCAAGGTCTTGAATGGTTGCTCGTGATTGTATAATATGAAGACATTGATTTTTTGTGTTCGGTTGAAACCATTCTCCTCTAGTATGTCTACTGTTTTTCTTATCTTTTCGTACTCTTCTACTCCAGTATCCCAAGCAATGTAGATTTTTCTGAATCCTGCATCATACATCATCCTTGCAAGATGTGGTTTTTTCAGTAGGATTCTGTAATCTATTCCACTTTGACATTCACAACTACTTATTCTCCTATCCTTTTTCAATTCTATCAGTTCATTGAGAATATCCTCAATATAAGGATTGGCTAGGAAATTATTATCATAGAAGATTAGGTGTTTCTTGAAAATCAAATCCTTGATACTTTTCTTGCAACTGAATTTTGGTTCTATCAAGTATGATCCACAGAATTCACAGTTTCTTACACAGCCTCTGCTTGTGTGGAGTATTTGGTACTTGATCTCCTCTCCATCAGAGAGTAAACTGTAATCTGTTGGGTACTGTTCAGCCTCTTCTATTATTCCTTGGTATACTTCATCACAGCCAGTTACTTGTTTGCAGAGGATTGGTTGTAGTGATGCGAATATGCCTCCTACGATTATTTTTGCTTGTGGGTAGTGTTTTCGTGCATATTGTACTGCTTGTGTGACATATTTAGAATAGTAAGTGAATGTGGATGTGATGAGTATGATTTGTGGATTTATGGTGATTGGTGTGGGGTTGTTCATTCGGTATAGTTCTACTTTCTTGCCTTTGTCTTTGAGCATTGCCCCAATTTTAAGTAAGCCGATTGGTAGCATTTCTTGGTTGTTTCGGCTTTTGTTACTGGTGGGAAATGGTGGATCTATCAGTAGGATATTATCTTCATTCAATATGTATGATCCCCTCCTCGTGGTCGGTTATTATGCTGATGACTTCCTCATAGTCACCATTAGCTTCATTGAAGAGGATGAGAGTGTAGTCTTGTGGATTTGGGATGTTTTGCAATATTTCCAATAGCTCATCTGCTTTAATTGTACATCACCTCATTTGTGATGGTTTCTTCGGTTGGTGGTTCTAGGTCTTGTTGGTAGATTATTTCAATACTGGATAGGTTTTCCTTGGGTATTATTTTGGCTCGTTCAAATCCATCAGGGTCGGTTACTGCTATTGTGAGCAGGTCATCGGTTTCATCTAGGATAAAGGATAGTGGGTAGATGGTGTCATCCAGTAGGTAGATGTTGATTGGTACATCATCTATGCTACCGACTTGTATCCCCTGTGTGATAACTGCATCCAGTACTGCTTTAATTAGTTGCATATAACTCAATTATTTGGGTGAGTAGGTTTATTACTTCGTTCTGTTTCTGTATTGTTTTTTCCAGTATTGCTTTCTGTGTCTTCGTTTCTCCTATTATTGTGCAGAGTCTTTCATCTTCTTGGTACATTTCTTTGAGTTCTGTTTCTAGGTTTGTGATTTTTTCTTGTAAATCGTGTATTGTTTCAGCCATTTTACTCCTCTTTCCAGTTTATCTTGTCGGATTCATACATTGTCACATTCTTATTCAAATCCTTGTCTACTTCTACTCGTAGGAATGCTTCAGGGGATGGTGAGAGTAGCATATTACTTGCATAACTGTTTTCGTATCGTAGGAAGTGTCCAGTTAGGCAGAAGAGTCGGCGATAGTATCCCTTGTTTGGTTGATAGTAGACTTGTTCAATACTGCCACAACGATGCAAGTGACCCATAAAGTTGATGTCTGCCTCTATGAAGCTCATATCTCGTTGTATCTTACCTAGTGCTAAATGTTGTAGTTTGCTACTACCCTTACCGTGGGCAAGGTAGATGCTCAACTTCTTATCATTCACTAGCAGGGTATCGTAGATGCTATTATTGTATGGAACATCCAACATATCTGCAATAACCTTGGCAGTATCTAGGTTGAAGTCTTTCTTTGTTCTCATACTATCGTGATTACCACTAGTCAAACCACGAATATACTGTTTATGGGGTTCTAGGTATTCAACCATCTGATTGATTTGTTCATTCACATCCATTTCCTGATTGAATACTGAATCCCCTACATTCTTGCTACTGACTTCCAGTAAATCTCCATTAAGATACAGTACCTTGTTATGCTTATCCTTTTTAAAAACTGATAAAGCATACTCCCAGTACTCACGATTGAAGACATTACTACCTAAATGAGCATCAGATAGGCAATAAATATGCAAAGCTTTATTATTTATTGAAAATTCATTCTCCATCATTATCCACCTTGAAATCCCAATTATTCACAATCCAAGTAATCACATAAGTAGTAACTGCATTCCCCAAGCACTTATACCTTTGTGTATCGGATATCCTTGATCCATCTGCACCAAACTCTGTCCAACCATCAGGGAAACCCTGCAACCTTTCACACTCTGTCGGAGTCAGTTTTCGTATCCGAAAATCATCCATAAGTACCCCCCAATTACCATCGCTAGTGTTCAAAGCCCCAGTCATTCCATCGTGACTGACCCCTCTTCGGACAGTACACCCTTGCCTACCTAATTCTATTCCATCGTAAGGGTAGGTTTCCTTGTAACCCTTGCTTGTAGTTTCTCGTAATTTAATATAATCTTGTATCATCTTACTCTTCCTGATTAAGTTTTCCGATAATCTCTCATTATCTACTCTTGGAATATAATCTTCCTCATCGTGTTCTCGTTGACATAATACTTCTCCTCGACATCTTTCTCTAGAATATCCTTTAATGAACACTCTCTCTCTCTTCTGTGGCACTCCGAAATGGGCAGAATTAAGTACCTGCCATTCAACATTATACCCCAAGTCGGTAAGAATCCCAAGAATTGTCTTGAAAGTTTTTCCTTGGTTATGATATAATAAACCTTTAACATTTTCAAGTAGAAAATATCGGGGTCTTTTGTCCTTGAGAATCCTAGCGATTTCAAAGAAGAGAGTTCCTCTGCAGTCATCAAACCCTCTTTTCTTTCCTGCATTAGAAAAGCTCTGACAAGGGAATCCTCCAACCAAGAGGTCAAATTGGGGTAAGTCTTTGGGGTTGATTTGGGTGACATCCCCAAGTTTAGGGTGGTTTGGATAGTGTTTTTGGTATATTTTTTCGGCATACTTGTCCACCTCGCTATATCCTACACATTCAAAATTGTATCTTGTTGATTTCTGTAATCCATACTCGAATCCTCCTATTCCACTAAATAATGATAAGTACTGTATTTCTTCCATTGCTCTCTCTCTCTACTGGTATTAGGTAACCCCTGCCTAGTGTGGTTAAGCTTGGGCTTAATCCATCAGGATTGTATATTCGGTTTTGGAAGTACCATTGGGTGTTATTGTTACTGTTTTTTTCTCCGATTCCACCTATTACTTCTACATCCCTCATCCTATTCTATCTCCTTGAATTGATAGCATTCGTTTACATCATCAGCATCGCAATTGTATGCAAGGCAGTAGTCACTTGCTAGGAATTCACAATCCTTGCAGAAACCTATTCCCTCTATCCACACTTGCTTGGTGGTTTGTGGGGTTAGTTCTTTCCCATCTGTGTCTTTGCAGATATGGGATAAGTATAATTCTGATTCGTAGTATCCATCTATTGAGATTCCGATTTCGGCTTTGGGATTGTATTTTTGTAGGCTTTTTATCAGGTCTTCTACTTTCATAATTTTCATCTCCTGCCTAGTAGTCTTCTTTTCTCGTTCCTGACTGCCCAAAATTCTCGTTCAAAATCCTCATACCGATGCTCTGATAGGTTTGATTCTCCTAGTGGTAGTCGGTTATCCTCGTAATTCTCAAACCACCATTTATTTTTCTGATCCTGATGAGCTTTAGTTGAACATTCAGGGCTACAATATTTTCGGTTACTTCTATCACTTATGAATCGTTTTCCACAGTACTCGCATTTTTTGGGTATTCGTTTTCCATTCAGTTTTTTGTGTCTTTGTTGCCTCCATTCTAGTCTTGCTTGGTGGCTACAATGGGGGCTACAGTATTTCATATTATTTACGATAGGATAGAAGAGTCGGTGACAGACTTGGCATTCGGTGGGTATGGTGACAGTTAGGCTATTCTCATTTACTATTAGTCTGCTACTTCTCGTGATTTTCATAGGTTATCAACTTCTCAAGATATGTTCTTGCTTTTTCCAAGTCTTGACAACCCCCTTTTTGCTTGTATCGTAAGACATATTTGATGATGTTCAACTCACAGAAGTGGATTAGTTTCTCCTTTGCTACTAGTCCTTTTTCACAAGCAGTTAGCAAGTCCATCGTATCCCCATAATATGAGGGTAAGGTGGTATTGTTACTAGTATCTGTGTCTTTTAGTGTAGATGACACAAGATTATTATCGTAAAAAAAAGTAGGTGTTTCATTTACTTTACGAATGAGTTGATTTAATTGCCACTTCATCGCAACACTACCAGTTTCCTTAACCTTATCTTTAAGTATTTTGAGGACATCCTCCTTATCCACATACTCAATCTTCATAAATAACCCTCTTGTCATTAAGCACATCTTGGACTCTTTTGAGCTTTGCCTTTAACTTGTCATTCTCTGCCCTGCATTGAGTTAACTGCTCGTTCAACTCAACTATCTGCACATCTTGGATAAATAATTTAGTTTCCAAATCCATTTTATCGTTTCTCTCCCTTATGCAAAAACTTATATATCTCTCTTGCTTTCTTCAGATTGACTCGGTTAACAGACTCAAAGTCAGTTATTGTACAATCCAGTAGGTCTTGAACATTCTTTATCTTTAACTGCTTGACAATATTGTTACTGGTTTTCAAGCCCACATTCTTCACACTTGTTAATAGCACATCTACTGCTGTTAATCGGTCAATCTTCAATCTTCTACCAGTACCCCCATACTTATTCATTTTTAAACAAGACCTTGCTTGAAGATACATCTCTTCCAAGGCTTCCTCTTCGGTATCGCAGAGGATTATTCCATTTGTTATCTTTCTCAAAGTCCTGATAGCACCATTGTATTGAGCAATACTGTTCTGAACATAATTCTTACTTCTACTGTATTTGCTTAATCTTTTCAAGGTTGGTACAAGCTTACCAACGATAACAATGTAGGAATACTTGCCCTTGTTACGATACTCGTAACCTTGATTAGCAACTTCCTCGAATAAAGAATTATTATCATCAGTCAAACTATGCATAAAATCAGCTACAGTCTTATACTCGAATGCAACCTTACCATCGAAGACATAGTCTGCCACATCAAGGTGCTTGACCTCGACCTTGAAGTTATGTTGCTTGTAATACTTCTTTGCTCTCACCCCTCTCTTCTGTTCTCTCGTGTCAATCCAAACTCTCATCTTATCCTCTTATCCCATTTAGGATATTTATTCATTAATTTCTCCTGCTCATCGGTGGTATCGTGGATCAGTCGGAAAAAGTTGATGTAGCAACTTGTACTGTGACACTCATTGCAGGTGAAGTATATTCTTTCCTTGAAGATGAATAATAGCTTCAACCACCATACTGGTTTCTTAATCTTCGCTCCACAATGGTTGCAAGTCACTATGTACCATTCCCATAACCGACCACTTACCTTATCAATCCTCATACCATCCCTCATTTGGTTGCAGGTTATGAGATAATTATCCCATAACTTGCCATTAATCTTATCAATCCTCATTACTACTCCCTCATAACTATTTCAGGCTTACTAGGAACAGTACAAGGAAAAAGAGTATGATTATAACTGCTATACTGAATAATGTCATTTCTCAACTACCTCAATCTTGCTTATGATTTCATATGGAACATTCCCATATTTCACTATTAAATAATTCTCCTTGAAGTTTATTTCATCATCTGAAAGGAGAATTTTAGAGGTAAAACAGTAATTGACTCCATATTTGTTCTCGATTTCTTCTCTTTTCTCTTCATCAATATAGATTACTACTTCTTCGTACTCATCGCCTTTCTGTAATTCTTCTAATGTGATTTCCTTTGGTTGTTTTTTAATTCTTACTGACATATTCTTATCCTCTTTCTCTTCTTTGAATATTAGGTTGCACCTTGATGGTTTATGTATTGGGTTTAATGGTTCTAGTTCCCTGATGGTTACTGTTGTTTCTCTATATCCTACTGGATACTCGATTGAAGTTTCGTACTCTGTCACTATTCCATTGATATGGATATGTGTTTCATCTGAT